TTACGCAGAGCTTCAAGAACAACGTAAATACTTTGGCTATAACGACGAAGCCACGCTACACACCCAAGCGCAATGGGGAGCAATTAGTAATTTAAAAGATAAAATTGAAGAGAATGAAAACAATTAGAAAGTATTCGTTTTTGTTTAAGGACTTGAACCAAGACGAAAAACAGATTTTAGGAGGAGCAGTAGTTGCCGTATTAGGTATGTTATTTCTTATGTGGCTTACCAGTACAAACACTTATCCTATGTTGGATGCAAAAACACGAGACCATCAAACGTATCAGAAGCAAAGCTACGAATTGAAACCGTCTTTTGACAAATATATGAACCACGTTTACAACGATAAATTCAAATAAGATGATTGTAACAGAACTTAAAGACTTTGAAGTCTACCGAGACACGGACAAGAACTTTGTGTACTTATTTGTTACTCTTTGGGACGAAGGCGACACGGACACGAATGCCGAAATCTTAGCCGAATACGAAATAGAAATTTACGACTCTTATTCTAATTACAAAATCACTAAAAAGAACTACAATGAAATCCTTACCATCAAACAAACGCAAGACTGCGATGACTACCTTGAAAAAATCTACGAAGCAAACACCTTTGAAGATGCCTACGTTGAAGAATACAACGACGAAGGGACTTGGTGGTTCATTTAGAGACTACCAACTCAATAGGTACTGGGATAACTTTAACTTTGGTCTTTATAACCGAATTTGTGAAATCAAAATGACAGAGCTATGACACCGAAAGAAAAAGCTAAAGAGTTATATGAAAAAATGCTTAGGGTTAAATATCCTTTAGCTGCTAAACATTGCGCATTGATTGCAGTTGATGAAGTAATTGAGGCTTTACACGAGCATCATTGGCAAAATAGACTAACAATAGATTATTGGGAAGAAGTAAAACACGAATTAGAAAAACTATGACACCAAAAGAACACGCAGCACAATTGTACAATACAATGCTTAGGCAATTGCCCGAAGAAGAAAACGAAAAAGGATTGTTTAAGAATAGACTAATAGCTAAGGAAATGGCTTTGTTTGCCGTAGATAATTTTAGAATGTGGCTTTGGCATTCGTACCCTGTAAAATACGGACACGACCATTGGTTAAACGTTAACAAAGAATTATTAGACCTATGAGATACAAACTAACATACCAAGTAGGACAAAAGGTAGTTCAGGAATGGATACTTACCTCACAATCATTAGCTTATTGGAAAAAGCAGGATTTGCTAAAAACAGGACAATACCAGTTAGGAAAATTTATAGTAACACCAATCGAACCGAAATGACTAAATTAGAACTAATAGAAGAGATTATAGAGCAGCACAAGCTATGGTCAAAGAATCGCAGCAGGGAGTATATTTACAAGCGTTATTACCTTTATAATGAACTCCGTCTTTTAGGATTCTCATTAGACGAGATAGGCAAGAAGTTCGGAGGTAAACATCACGCTACAATCATTCACGGACTACGTCAACACGAAGACTTACATCGGTTTGGATACGAAGACTACAAGATTGCTACAAAGCAAATAGATGACGTCTTGCACGGTGCTACGCTTCCTTACTACGATGACGCACCTGATTTATCAAAAGACGTACTAAAGGCAAAGACTTACACCCAGTTTAAAAAGATTCAGCGACACATAAAATTAGGCAAATACGAAACAAATTAAAGTATTTGACTTATATTTGTAAATGCGTTCATCCGACATTATAAACGCTAAGGTATTATTGAGCCATTTTAATGAACAAGAGGTCGGATGCTTGGGATTTAAAGTGGCTTTTTTATTACTTAAATTTTTGCAATGGCAAAAGACAAAAAATCATTTATCCTCTATTGTGATGCGATTCACACCGTAGAAAAACTATCCGACACTGATGCAGGGCAATTGCTGAAGCACTTGTTGAGATATGTAAACGACCAAAATCCTACTACTGATAATCCATTGGTAGAGATTGCATTTGAACCAATCAAGCAACAACTGAAGCGAGACCTTGTAAAGTTCGAAGATGTCAAAGTAAAGCGAAGCGAAGCAGGTAAAGCAGGTGCTAACAAACGATGGCAAGATATAGCAAATGCTAACAAAGGCATACAAACGATAGCAAACATAGCTGTAAATGATAATGATAATGTTAATGTTATATCTAAAGATATATATAGGAGCTTCGCTCACTTGTCTATAACTAATGCTGATGTTGAGAAGCTATTGGAGAAATACAATATAAACGAAATTGATGAGGTTTTAGACTCCATAGAAAATTTCAAAGGCAACAAGAAATATACTTCATTATATTTGACGGCTAACAAATGGCTCTCTAAAAACAAGAAATCTACGGAAGTTGAAGAGCCTAAAGAATTACTATTAGCACGAAAATTAGGACTATGCTAACGAAACAAGGAGATACACTACAATACCTATTGGATGTGCGAGATGGTAAAATCAAACAAGGACTCGGTCTTGACTGCTTCTTAGATGAGCATTTGAGATTCAAACCTAAACAACTAAACATCATTTTAGGACACGACAACGTTGGTAAGACGTATTGGATAAACTGGTACTTTCTTACGCTTGCACTAAAACACGGACTAACGTTCTGCATTTGGTCAGGAGAGAATCAGAAAGGTCAAATACTTAGAGACATGATTCAGATGTATAGAGGCAAGCATTTCAGTAAACTAAGCCACAATCAAATCAGCGGAGACCTTGCGTACTTGGAGCAGTTCTTTACTTTTGTAGACAACTCCAAATTATACAAACCCGATGAGGTTCTCGAACTATTCAAGAAAAGTGGATGCAATGTAGGATTGATAGACCCATTCACAGGGTTAGACCGAGAGATGAGCTTTGCAGGTAACTACGAGTTTATGAACCGAGCTAGGCAGTTTGTGAATCAGACGGGAATGACTATCTACATAAACACGCATCCTAATTCCGAATCAGGCAGAACTGGTAACCTATACCAAGACGGAGAATGGAAAGGACATTTGAAGCCTCCACTTAAAGACCACATTGAAGGTGGTAAGGCTTTCCTTAACCGTTGCGATGATATGTTTGTAATTCACCGCCTAATCAAACACGAAACAATGAAGCTGATAACTTGGGTAGGAGTAGAGAAAGTTAAAGACACGGAGACAGGAGGCAAGCACACGGCATTGAACGAGCCAGTTTATTGCAACTTCAACTCGGGAATCGGATTCCAAATAAACGGAATAGACCCTTTAGCAAAATTTAGACCAAGAGAAATACAAACACAAACACCTTTTTAAAATGGACTTATCACTTAAAATACTATACGCAAAAACAACCGTATGGACGGTTAAAGAACGAATCAAGAACGTTAGAGAGAAACTCGAAAAAGACAAGCCTGATGCCAAAGACTACATCAACGGAGGCAAGGAAAGCGAGGAGTATTTACTTGAGACTATTCAGGTTATAAACCTACTTGAAGACGAAATCACATCGCTAAACCGAGAAATGAATCAACTTGCAAGAAGAAACGCTCAACTGCGAGTAGCCTATCAAGAATTAAAAGACGAACTAAAATACAAAGACATTGAATTATGAAAAAGCCAATAGTAAAATGGTTATTAAATATGTTAATTGAAGAACCTTATTCAGAGTCACATTTTAAACACAATGCACAATGTTGGGATAAAGCTGAAGAAATGGAAAAAATAGAAAAACTAAAACGCCAGCTATTTATCGGAAAAGTACAAGAAATTATAGGCTTTGAAAAAACGATTGAATTGCTTAGCGAATGTAACGAAACATTTAAAGATGCCACGTTGTAAGAATTGCAAGGAGAAGTTTGAGCCTGTACGATTCAATCAAAAATACTGCTTGAATAAGATGTGCGTTGATGCTTGGATTCAGGAAGCCAAAGTAAAGAGCTGGCAGAAGAAAAAAAAGCAAATGAAAGCCGATTTAGAGACCGTACAGGAAATCGTAAAGGCAGCTCAAATGGTATTTAACAAATACATCCGAGAGCGAGACAAAGACGAACTATGCATCTCCTGTAAGCAAAAACCAAAGAAAGAAAACGCTGGACATTTTTTCAACGCTAACAACCATTGGAACGTACGATTTGACGAAGATAATGTTCACTTACAATGTGAAAAGTGCAATAGTTTCTTATCAGGTAACTTGTTAGAATACCGTCAACACCTACTGACTAAGATTGGAACAGAGAGATTTAATCAACTGGAAGCAAAAGCAAGAGTAACACGAAAATTCACAAAAGACGAATTAAAAGAAATAATTAAAACCTATAAACAAAAGATAAAAGATGGAACACAATAACGACTTTAGATACGATTTAGAAATCGGTAAGGAATTTGAGACTCAATTATTTGAACTACTCGGTAAAAGAATAGAAGTAAAACGAGACTTTAAATGCTTAGACACAGGAAACATATTTGTTGAGTATGAAAGCAGAGGTCATAAAAGCGGAATAAGCACAAGCCAAGCAGAATATTGGTGCTATTGGTTCAGCGATGACCATTGTATTTTGATTAAAACGGACACTTTAAAGCAAATGTGCAGAAAATATGTAGGCACTTGTAAAGATGTTTTAGGTGGAGATTCTAATACCAGTAAAGGAATTTTACTTCCGACTAAAGATTTTTTAGATAAAAGTATCAATTATTGATATTTATTTATATATTTGTCTAAACATTTAATTTATACGCTATGGAAACAAATCAATTAATTCAAGAATTACGAGGTTCAGACTTAGAAAGCTGGATGTTAGTGCAAAGAGCTTACAAAACTTATGCTCACGGTGAGGACATTATGGAGTGTGGATTTAATAAAATGTCAGGATACGTTTACATTGCTTTAGAAAACGGAGTGCAAATTGCTTCCTGTTTTGGTCAAGATGTAGATTACATTAAGTATGATTTTGAAACAAGTGAAGAGTATTTTTTTGATACTTATGAAGAATCCTTAAATAACTAATTATGAAATATACCTATCTACCCGATACGCATACAATCTTTGAAGCAAACGGCGAGCTGCATTTAGTATCTGAAAAAATAACTGTAATTATTAACTGTGAAACTTTTTATAATGATTTGCCAATTATTATCAAGTATATAATGCAAGCGAGAGAAGAAACAACGGAACAAATTGAAAAAGAATTAATACAAATAATAACACAAAAAACAAAAACGCTATGAAGAATTTATTAAAATCGTTGGCATCATTCCAACAAGAAGTGCCTGTAATCCACAAGGCAACACAAGGCTATGGCTACTCTTACGCTGACTTGCCTAAAATCTTTGAAGTAATTAATCCGCTGCTTAAAAAATACGGACTTGGCTTTACTCAAACTCTACACACAAAGGATGATGTGAACTACATTGCTACAATGGTATTCCACGTAGAGACTGGAGAACACATCGAAAGCTCAATAGCTATTCCTTACGTTCAGTTGAAGGGTATGAATGACTTTCAATCGTTTGGTTCGGGTGTAACGTACTACCGCAGATATGCACTCAGTTCTGCACTTGGTTTAGTAACTGACAAAGACACGGACGCAAGCGGAGAGCAAGTAAAGACGGAGAAGAAACTTCCTGTAATTGACCAAAAGCGTTTCAGCGCAGCAGTACAAGCTATTGCCAAAGGTGAGTATACTCGTGAAAAGCTCGAAACATCCTTTGCATTAACTGAAGGTCAAATTGATATTCTCAACGCACTATGAAAGCTCTCAAGATTCGATGTTCTGCCATAGGGAAAATAATGGCAACACCACGCTCTAAAGGCGAACTACTAAGCCAAACGGCTAAAACTTACATCCACGAACTTGTTTTAGAAGAGAAATACGGCATCCGCAAGGACTTTTCAAGCCGTTACACGGACAAAGGCAACGCAGTTGAGGATTTATCTATCTCGCTTGTCAATGATGTCTTAGATGTCAAATTTATTTACAAGAACGAAGAGTATTTCGAGAACGATTGGGTTAAGGGAACACCTGACGTAAACACGGAAGATGTATTGCTTGACGTAAAATCAAGTTGGGATGCTACTACCTTTCCGTTTTTTGATACGGAAATCCCTAACAAAGACTACTTCTATCAACTACAGGGTTATATGTGGCTAACTGGTAAGCAGCAGTCAATGCTTTGCTACTGCCTTGTAGATACTCCAATTGATATGGTAGAGGATGAAATCCGCAGAGCGCATTGGAAACTGCACAAAATTGATGAGGACTACGACTTGCGTGAGGAGATTCTACGCAAACACGAATTTAGCCAAATTCCAAAGAACCGCAGAGTAAAGGTATTCTATGTACAAAAAGACGAAGCACTAATCGAAGCTATCAAAGAGAAGATAGAGCTTTGCCGTGAGTATTATAACGCCTTAATTCAATTCCTATGAATCAAAAAGTAGAAGACCCGATTGTCCTAAAAGTAATGAGCAAGTTTTATGACCGCTCACAACGAGGAATTGAGAAGTATGGCACTATGCTAACACGAACTGATTTAGACCTCACCGATTGGTTGAATCACCTGCAAGAGGAATTGATGGATGCCACGCTGTATATTGAGAAGCTGAAGGCAGATGTCAAGTTTATTGAGCAAAAAACTGGACAAGGATAAGGGGTAAAAATTGCCACATATCTAAACACGAAATGTAAAACAAATG